GTTTCAGCGAATAACCGTTGTGCATCAATCCAGCTTAAACGACCATCGGCAGAAACAGATTTTCCCCAATTCTTAAATTCCCTTTCAATGGTGTTGTTTGCAAATGTATCAATAACACCGTTAGGGTCACGACTTCTTACTTGCAAGTGAACGCCATTCGCACCAATAACATTGTCAACATAGGCACTTATAAACCTTTTAGCAAAAGTGTTGTTGCGTGATAAATCCCTCGCCCTTGCTCGTAGTGTCTTAATGCTTCCTTTTATTTCACTATCAGCAGATAATGTTGTTGTAACAAAATCATTGAACAAGCGATTGGTATTCGCACCAACATAGTTTCTTTTCTTTCTTTTCCTAAAAATTTTATCAAATATGCCCATTAGTTGCTATCAAAACGCACCTTGACAGTATTGCCTGTGCCTTCGCCTCTATCTATTCGTTCCACTCGTAACTCCCTATTGTATTCAGCCCTGTAGTGGTCACGCCAAATGGTTAGTTCCTCTGGCGACATTTTAGACAAACTTCTATTGCCAATGGAATAGCTGGAAACATCTGAATCAGCTTTTCCCTCTAGTATGCTTTCAATCTTATCTACCATTATTTTTGCGTGGCTTCTAATATCGCCTGTGGTTGCAAAATAATTATCCTTAACTTTTATGTCACCTGAATCTATGACTAATGTTTCACTATCACTTGTTTGAATAACTTTTAAAAACCATTTGTAGTTACCAGCAGTATAACTAGATGTCGCAGAGTTATCTAATGTGAAGGTATATTCCGTTCCTGATTCTGTTACAGTTGCAGAAAATCTTGTTGAGCCACTTGTTTCCAATGATGCTTCCCAAACCATTGAATGACTTGAAGGTGGATAATCAGCACCAATATCCGTTCTTTTCCAGACGACTGTATCGCCCTTATAGAATACTTTAGGCTCTATTTCTGGTATTTCTGTAAAAAGATTTACCATTACACATTCCAAGAATGAACAAAATTAGGCTTGTTTTTTTTCATATTAGATTTCTGTTTATTATTTATATTGTTATCTTTTTTTTCTGACCTAATTTCAAGCCTTTCAGCCAACTTGTTTATGTCTGTGTTTAGTACGGACAACGATGCAATGCTGTAAACACGACAATCAAGTGCTTCATTGCGTGGTCTTATTTTAACAAACTCTCGTCTTGGAAATCCCTTAAAATATTTAGTGACAATTTTTTCTGCTGTCAGTTGCATAAAATACTCTTGTTCATAATGTTTTGGAAAATGACAATATCCAGCACCTTCTTCCTTTATTCTTAATCTTGAATACAGTAATTCTTTTGCAGAATCCACACCCACAGGAAATAACGGAATCTTTGCAATATTATTTCTTGTCGGTCTGCCGATGATTGCCTTACCGTGACCAGCCACACCTTTAATTGCGAACACTCGTCTTGCAAATCGTGGTTTGCAAAATTCATAAACTGATTTTGTATGGTAGCCACTATCAATACAAGTTGATGCAATGCGAAGTTCAACGCCAGACGGATGTTTGAATTTTTGAAGTAATTTCAGGTCAAGCTGTTTCCAGATGTGAGGTGCTGAAGGGTCGCCATAAATTCTATCATACCTTAAAGACCAACTTTCCTCATCCCTTCCCCAGCCAACTATCTCTAGTTCTATGCGATCATCTTGTATATCAACACCAGCAGTAATAACAGCAACACTATTTGGAATTTCCTGTTGTACCTTGCCAGATAGATAATCTTCTTTCCTATTGAATATATTTTGCTCATCTATTTGTTCCCCTTCATCTTCCCAGCTTTCACCAAGATATGTATTAACAAACACCCTTAAAGTGTTTGGCATTTTCTTTGCAACTAGGAACTCCCTAACTGCTTCTTCCATTGTCATCCAGACTGAATACAGTCCTGACAAATGGAAACCGATATTACTACCATTGCCCTCTGAAGTTGCAACCCACTTTCCCTTGCTGATGGATTTTATTCTTTCAGATTCAGTCCACTTATAGTCACACTTCTTACACATATACCTTGCAGTATCAGGGTCTTTGTTTTCCCATACGATTTGTGACCACTTCAATTCTTGTGCGTGATTGCATTTAGGGCAAGGCACTAAAAATTTTCTTTTGTCCGTATTTTCAAAAGCTGATTCTATTCTACTTGCACCAGCGATGGTAGGCGTGGATGTTAAAACAATTTTTCTATCCCAAAAAGTAGCACTTCTTCTTCTTGCCAACAACACAGGGTCGCCTTCCGTTCCAGCAGAAGGTGGGTATCTGTCAACTTCATCGCACAAGACAATTTTAATGGGTCTTGATGACAGGGAAGCTGGTGAGTTAGCACCACAAGTGGCAATATGACCACCATCGAAACTTTTGTTTAAAACGGTGTTTCCACTATCCCTACTTTTCACATCGGCAACCTTGTTCTGTAGAATAGGGCTGTCACGCAACATAGTAGCCAATCTGTTTTGCGACCAACCCCTAGCCATTTCCAATGTCGGCTGTATTAATAAAATTGGTGCTGGGTCGTAGGCAATGTAATAGCCAATGGCATTTAAAAGCATTTCCGTTTTGCCAATCTGTGAGCCAGACATAATGATGACTTCCTCAATGCTTGGGTCGGAAATAGCATCCATTATTTCCTTTTGATAAATGGCTCTGCTAGTTTCAAATCTTCCAGCCTCGCTAGAAGCCTCTGGTGACAAAATCCTGTATTGGTCACTCCACTCGCTTATCGTCATTTTTGGTGGTGGCTTCAACAGCCTTTGGCTTGACTGCAGTATCGCCTTCATTCCCTTGTGACTTGTTTGTAATGTTGATTGTTGCGATCTCATCTAATGAATCATAAATCCTTTCCTTTAGTATTTGTTTTGCCTCATTAATGTTTTCTACCGTTACCATCAATGGTGCTACCTTGTTAGGTATGGATAATAGTTTATTTTTCAGCATACTTATATAGCCCATCCAAGTTTTCTTAACTATGGATGATGGAATCAATTCTTCTTCCAACTTTGACTTTTCTATTTCATACAGTTCAGCCCTAGCCAAAGTCAGCCTGTTCCTGTTCTTAACAATGTCGTCTGTACTTATCTCTGAAGAAAATTGTTGCTTTAGATAATCAATATAAAAATTTACACTCTCAACAAGATTATAATTATTCCTGTCCAACTTGGGTATTATCCCTTCTTTGGTAAGCTGTTGAACTCTGCGTTCCGATAATTTAAGAATCTTGGCTAGTTGTATCGTGCTGACCGTCTGTATCTGTTGTTGCATCTGCTTCTTTTATATCCTGTGTTAAAAACAATTGTTTCAGCCTTGAATAGTGTATTATCTTATCCAAGTCCTCTACTTGCTTTTCAATGTTTGTAGTCTTGCTTTCAATCCTGAACAAGTATTTTAAAATAACAAATCCAAACCAAGACAGCTTGTTTGCTTCAACAAATTCCAATGGCTGTATCTTCCATCTTTTATAATGACTACCACCAACTTGTTTATCAAGTGGATTAGGCTCTTGCGTAAAAAAAGGCGTTTCCATACCTAAATTCTAACTTAAACCTTTGGCTTTGTAAATATCTTCCAAAATGCTTCACCTAAACCATAAGGGTCATTATGTGGAAAGCCAATACAATTTAATTCGCTTTTGTTTTCATCCTCTTGCAAATAGGATAAAAAATCTTCGCCCTCACCTTTTTGTTCTTTGGATACTTTTTCCATTTTATCTCTTAACTCCCCTCGTTTATATTTTTCTCTTGTTTCCTTAATGTAATCTTTTTCTTCTTGTGTTGTTATCCGATTAACTTTTTTTTGATTCATTGTCCTTACCGTTTTCTTTTGGCATATTAATCCTATAGGTAATGTTCATACTAAATGAACGCCTTTCCCCTTGTGGGTCTGGTGGCTCAAACTTGCTGTTGAACGGATAAACGGTGTGATCTAGGTAAGCTGGAAAAATATAAAAATCACCAACCTTCGGCTTGACCTTGTATCGTGTATTGTTTGTCAATCCCATTTGACCAGAAATCCATTCAATGTGTCCACCTGAACTGTTATGGTCTTTATCTTCTTCCTTCCAAAATTCCTCGATGTCACTTGGCAAGGAAAGATAGCCAACCGATGACATAAGACAACCTGTATGAAAATGCACAGGATTGTATTCGCCTCGCCATTGTCTAATAAACCAAGCAGACAACAAACCGATTTCTATATATTTAAAAAATTCAGCGTGTTCATCTTTAGCATCAAGTGGCACTAGAAGTGCCTTTGCACATCCAGCAACATACTCGGATATTTTAGCGACTG